AACTTCTAAGTCAGTATTTAATAGGTTTGGATTTGCCAGTAAGTCTACATTCTTACCATATGCTTTTAGTTTATCCTGTGCTTGTTTATATCCAGCTTTACCAGTTAATTGATTGAAGCCACGACCAAAGTATTTTCCACCATCACCTGCCAATTTATTTCCAAGACCTTGTCCTTTTGCAAATTTGAATCCGTAAATAAACTCAAAGAATTCTTCTTTAGTTTTCTTGCCTGCAGAGTAAGCACTTGCTAATGTTAAGTCACCTTTAAATACACTTGGGAAAATGTTCAAAAGTGCTTGAGGATTATTATAGACATGTCCTTCATCTCTTGGAACCCATGCAGATTCTCCACCAACAATGGCTAGAATAGATGCTTTGGCATACTTAGAAGTGAGTCCAAGTGTATCACATGCAGCAATAATTGCTGCACAACCTGCTTGTGCCTTACCTTCTTCACCTTTCCGAACATATTTTGGCATTGGTTTAACAGTAACAGGAGTATTTAATACTTTCTGGTCTGCTTTTCCTGGAGTTGGTTGAGAATCAATCTTAGATTCTTCTGTAGCGACAACCCTTGGAATAATTGTTGGCTTAGTTTCTTGGTCTGCACCTTCGACTGGAAGTGGCAACATTTCAGCTGTGTCAGCATTGACACTTCCACTACCAAATAATTTATTTAAATCAATACCAAGAATAGACTTAGCAAGTGCCACTGCTTTATTTTTAACATTGTTAACTTGTTGTTCAACTTGTTTTGTCACAGCACCTGCTTGATTGCTGATAGTTAAATCACTGCCGTCTTTATTCTTAACTGGTTGTCCATCAGATGTACTGATTGCTCCACCATCTGTAACAATATTACCACCATCCTCTGCTGCAACAGCTGCAGCTTTTGACTGAGGGATACCGCCAACTGTACCAAACATTAGTGGTTGTTGTTTATCTTTATCGGCAAATATGATAATAACGCTTGTTCCTGGAACTGGTCCAGTTGGAGACCAACCAATTCCGTTCATCGCTGCAGATGTTACTGGTTGTACTGGATACGACCACGGTAAATCTACAGTTGGGAGAATTGATTTGTCGTGATTCTCCATATTAAGTAATGATGATTCTTTAATCAATTCTAAGTTACATTCATGTCGCTCTCTATCAACATAGTGATTAATAGCTGCAACAATGTATCTACCAGAAAACATCAAATCATCCGTGTCAGTTTCTTTCTTGCTAAATGGTTCAATACGATTTAATTGAACTTCTACAACTTGCCCAACAGTATAATCAGTTCTTCCTGGAACTGTAATCTGAAGTTTGTTTGCTTCAGCTAGTTTCATGAGAGAATATCTCTCTTGAATGTATTTGGTATTGGTTGCGTCACCAAATCCAGTAAAGTTGCTATGATATTTCGTCATGTTGAAAATCATAGCATTAGATCGCCAGATGGCTTTCTTAGAATTTATTGGGTTTGGATTTAAATGTTTTTGCTTATCAAAATTAGTGAACATGTCATAAATTTGAGAAGAGTATTGTTTAGTGGTTAAGTCATAAGTGATCAAGCGAGATGAAATCATACCATTACTAATTCTGTCCATGTAATCATAGCCAGTAGGAATAGTAATAGTATTAATTCTTCTGTAGTCTTCTTCAATGTTCTTAACACTTCCACCCATCGGTCTATCATCACGAGTGTATCTGTCGTAAACAAACTTTTGATAAGTGTTATTTTGATAAAGTTTTTCTAAACTGGTAAAGTAAAAACCATCACGATTCTCAAAGAAAATATAGTTCGGTACATTGTTACTATTTGTTGCACGATTCTGTAAGAAGATTAGGTTCTCAACTGGAGTCCAGTAATTGGAAATGTACTTAACATTATTAGATGTTTCTTCAATGAATGTTTTCTTTTGTGTTTCTAGTCCAACACTTGTATCTTCAAGAAACTGTTTAACCAAGTCAGAGATTTTACCACTAAAACCTTTACTGGTTTTCTTGTTTAAGTCAACAATGGCTTCAACAGAAATAAAGTGTAATTGGTAAACTACCTGACGATCTCCAACCAAATCACGATCTGATAATTTATAGATGTAATATTTACCACTTAAAGTTGGACCTTCCAAAGCAGGTGTGCTAATTTCTAATTCTAAGAATTCTTCACCAATGAATGGGAATAAATTGACTAAGTCTAATGATTCTTTGACGATTAGACTACCTGTAATAAATGGGGAAAACAGATCCTCATAAAACTGAATATTAATCACCTGAGCAGCGATATCCTGAAAGAATCCTTTCGGGTTGTTAATCAGTGCTTTATCAATGCTGACATCGCCAGCAAAACGCAGTATCTTACTAGATTGCATTATAACAATTCTTTAAAGTTTCTTAGGATAGTGCCAATTAAGTTTGGAGAAACTATTTTAATTCTACGCTTGGCTTCATTTCTTCTATTTTCATATTCATAGTTAGAAACAGAAACTGCTCCAGTGGCAGTAGAATTAACTACATATCCATTGGCATCTTCATAGTGATGAGTACCATATACATTACTTGGATACTTAGCAGCGATGTCTTTCTCTAATTCATATGATGAAAGAGGGAAGTCTTCAAGGTAGTCGTAACGATCATTCACCAACATGATAATCCAGTGATATTCTGCATTACCGTAAATCTTTTCGGCAATAATCTCTGGAGTCTCACCATCAACAATGTCGTACTCATCATACACTGTAACATTTGCCAACAAATCTCTGCGGAAACGAATGTTACGAGTTATATCAGAAACAATCGTAGTCTGATTCTGAGATCCTATTTTAAATTCATAAAGGAATTTTGGGAAGTCTTTAAAATACATTACATACCATCCTTGACTTTGTCTTTTGTTAGTAGTGCAAGTTCACGGAAAGCCAATGTTACATTAATTTGAGTTGGCATACCATCTGCAAATGTTGTGAATGTTCCATTCGGTGTATAATTAACATTCATCTCAGTAAGCACGCATGATGTGTGACGATGTAGATTCATGTTCTCTTGTCCACCTTGATAATAGAAAATATCAAACTCAGATGGGTAGATGTAAAGGAAGTTATTGGTATCTTTGAACTCTGGGTGCATGTGATACTTAAACTGTTTGATAATTTGTAAAACATTCGATGCTTCTTTTGAATCTCTTGGATAAAACTGATAATCGAATGAGAATGTTCTAAAGTCAACACCCTTAAATACTTGTTCTTTCTTGGGGTTCGCTGCAAGACCAAGTGCAGCAGAATTTCCACCAGCGTTTGGTCCTTTTGATAGTGCTAGGTTAGCGATAATATCTGCACCGACACCTTTAACATCAGAGTTCTTACCACCAGATTGAAGTGCCTTAATAACTTCTTCACCACCAGCTGCAGCCATTGCCAATAGTGATGTATCATCTTCAGACCACTGCATACCGTATCGAATAGATAACTGGTTTGGAATATGTAGAGCAATGGCAGTCTTTAGTCTTTTCTGTGGACGATTTGCTCGTGCAGCTTCTGTTCTAGTAACTGCAGCACCCACACCTAAAGTAGCGATGTTCGCAGTTGCTGCACCTTGTAATCCACCAGCCAGTGCGCCACCGATAGTATTAACAATAGCGTTTGCGCCAATTAATCCAGCTTTACTTAGATTTTGACCAATAAGATCTCCACGATCTCTTGGACCAAAGTCATCAACTGTTTCTACTGCTCCATCATTAAACAGTTTAGAATCTGTTGAGACATTGATATAGAAAACAGCATAATTTCCACCATAACGACCATCATTAGACATAAGATCGTCTGGATACATGTAGTTACTTATATCATATGTATTGGAGTTAAATGCAGTAGCACCACCTCGTCCAACATATAAATTTGGAGCATTCGGTGCTGCTGCAGGTTCTTTGTTATCTTTGATTGCGGTTTCTTCTGCCATTTTGCCCTCTTACCCTAAATATAGTTGGGTTTATTTATCTCTAACACTTATTTATGTTCCACAAAAGAAAGTTCGTTCCAGTTTTTCCTGAAAAATATACTGGGGATCCTACAAATGTAATTATGCGATCCTCGTGGGAAACCATGTTTGCAAACTGGTGTGATAAGAATCCATCGGTTTTAAAGTGGAGTTCAGAGGAAACTATCGTGCCATATCGCTGTCCAACAGACGATAGGATTCATCGTTATTTTGTAGATTTTAAAGTCACACTTAGCGATGGTAGAACATATTTAATAGAAGTAAAACCAGCGAAACAATGTGAACCTCCAGTATTTCCTGGTCGCAAGACTCAGCGTTACCTAACAGAGTCTTTAGCCTTTATAAAAAATCAAGCAAAGTGGAAAGCAGCAACAGAATATGCCAAAGATCGTAACTGGGGATTCAAAATTATCACTGAAAGGGAGTTGGGCTTAACAGCTAAATAATAGTATGGCTCAAAAACCAAGCATGCTCGATGTATTCGAACGCAACAAATACGACTTAAATACGGTAGTTAAAAAGTCGAGGAGTTGGTTCGACCAACAAGTCAATTTATTGGCTAAGCAAGGTCTCACCCCAAATAATGTAATGAGGGGTGATGCTGATTCGTTGGTCACTAAAATCCAACCTGGATACTTATACATGTTTGCATATGATCCAAAGTTAAAGAAAGAATTACCTTATTATGACCGATTCCCTCTAGTGTTTCCATATGCAAGAACACCAGATGGCTTTATGGGTCTTAATATGCATTATTTACCATATGGTCTAAGAATCCAATTATTGGATAACCTATTGATCTTTAGATCAAATAAGCGTATGGATGAAATGACGAGATTAAAATATTCATGGCAAGTTATTGATGGTGTTACTCGCTTCGCTGGAGCGAAACCTTGCATTAAGCAATACCTTATTGGTCATGTTAGAACCCAGTTTCGTAAGGTTGACTCCGAAGACTGGGCAACTGCTATGTTACTCCCAGTTGAAAGATTCGTGGGAGCAAGCAAACAAGAAGTCTGGGCAGATTCCAGAAAGATAATGAGAAAGTAATATGGCACTAATCAACGATTTTATTGCTCAAATTAAAGAAGGTGGTTTGGCTAGAACAAACCGCTACATCGTAGACTTTAGACCACCTGTGGCTGGGGATGACGATACAAAAAGAAAATTAGTTTTGTTCTGCGATCAAGTTCAA